ATTAATGAATTTGTAGCAATGAATGATGTTAATACTATTACAGCTGATTTCTTATCAAGCATTACAGAAGATTCAGTTTTAAACGATACACCAGCTATAGAAGCTCAGTTTGCAGTAAGTAAGACAGAAGATGTAGTTATGGACGATGTAAGAGATGTTTATTTTGCAGCGTTACAAGAGCGTGTTGAACCATTTACGATGGATGATATTGTTTCTATTGCTGCACAGTTTATAGCAAGTTTGAATGAAAACAGTGATCTTGCTGATACACCAAGTATCACCGCTCAGTTTGCACAAAATGTGACTGAAAACATGACTATGGCAGATGCGGCTACAGCATTAGCTAACTTTGTAGTCAGCGACACAGAAGACATGACTATGGCGGATATAACGACTATTATCTCTGTCTTTACATTTAGCATTATAGAGAATCTAAACTCTGCTGATGCAAACTCTGTTATTACTAACTTTAATGTATCATTAACAGAAAACTCTAATTTAGCAGATACGCCTAGCGTAGCAGCCCAATTCCAGGCTTCTATTATTGAAACATTTTCACTATTAGATTCCCAATTTCCTCGTGGATGGTTTAAAATAAACGATGACCAAGCTGTTACATGGGCCGCAATAAACAACGATAATTCAGTATCTTGGACTGAAGTAAATAATACTCAACCTAATTCATGGGTTGTGATAGACAATAATCAATAAGGACATATTATGGCATCAACCTATTCAAGCTCGTTAAAATTTACTCTCATTGGAGATGGTGAACAGGCTGGTACCTGGGGATCAACTACCAATAGTAATTTAAACTTAGTAGAGCAAGCTGTTACAGGTGTAGACGGTATTGATTTAACAGGTCTTACAACTTATACACTAACTACTTTTAACGGTACTACAGATGAATCTAGAAATGCAGTATTGTTATTTATAGGCACTCCAGCATCTACAGTAACTATTACTACCCCATTACAAAATAAATTTTATATTATAAGAAATGCAACAGGCCAAACAATAACAATTTCTGCGTCTGGTGGAGCTGTTTCTCTTTCTATCCCTTCAGGCGTAACTGCCCAAGTATATTGTGATGCAACCAACCAGTCTGGCACTGGTACTGGATTCTACTCTGCACAAACAGGATCTGCTAGTAATTTTACAGTCAATGGCAATTTATCTGTTACTGGTAATCAAACAAGCTCAGGTAACTTTTTAGCTGCTGGTGTATTAGGTGCTTATATTGCAGCTTCATATACTGGTGGTATTAGTAATGGTTCTGGTGTAGCAGGTACTACGTACACAGTCAACACATCTCAACTTGTAGGTGCTGGAACAACATTAACGGGTGCAGCAAGTGCAATTGCAACAACCCCAGCAACTGGTGATAATTCAGTTAATATTGCAACTACAGCATTCGTACAAAACACTGTAGGTAGTGTGGGTACTATGGCAGCTCAAAATGCTAATGCGGTAGCAATTACTGGCGGAACAATTGCAGGTGTGGCTATTACAGGGGCAACCATTGCATCAAGTACTATAGGTGGACTTACTTTAGGTACAAATGGTACAGGCACGAAAACAATTTCATCAGGAACTCCAACGGGCGGTTCAGATGGAGATATTTGGTATCAGGTAAGTTAATTATGGAAAACATTAATCCATCAGAAGCAACAGAATATGAAATAGCAAGATACCTAGGAGAAGCTCCTGCGGGATTTACAGTTTCAGATCAAATAGCAGCACAAAGAATTTCTATTTGCAATCAATGTCCAGAAAAGGTTGAAACTTTAGGCGTTGATAAATGCAATGTATGTAACTGTATTATTAAATTAAAAACAAAACTAACTTACACAAAATGCCCTATAGATAAGTGGTAATATGCCAAAACTTTATGTAAAACAATCTGGTGTTTGGAAACAAGTTCAACAATTATATGTCAAACAATTAGGTGTTTGGAAAAGTGTTGTTGTAGGCCTAGTCACACAAAGTGGTATAGGTAAACAATTTTATCCAGACACAGTAGGCCCTATAACTTATAGCTCTGCAGGTACATTTACTTATACAGTTCCTGCCACAATTACTTCTATTAGCATACAAGCTTCAGGTGGTGGAGGTGCTGGGCAAGTATCTTATTTTGATGGCGGATCATGGACACAGGTTGCTGGAGCAGCTGGTGGAAACACTACAGTTACTGGCACTGGTTTTTCAATTACAGCTAATGGTGGTGGAGGCGGATCATCAGGCGGATCAGGTGGTGCAGTTACTATATCAGGCGCATCCTCTACTACATTAAACCAAACAGGTGGAAGTAAATCAGGTGGTACGGGTGGTAGTTCATATTACGGATCAGGCTCTGCACAAGGCGGAGACTTTTCTAAACCAGCTACACCAAGCTCAGCAGCAGGCGGTGGTGCAGGGTTTCAATTTGATGGTCCTCAAAATTATGGTGGTTCAGGTGGTGGTACAGGCATTGCAGTATTTGCAGTCACGCCTGGCCAAACAATTACTATTAATGTAGGTGCAGGCGCTACAGGCGCTAATGTAAATTATACAAAAGGATCTAATCACGGTTCTTATGCAGGTAACGGTGGTTCTGGGTTTGTATCTATTACTCCACTTAGTGCTAATGTTGCTGTTTATAATAGCGCAGGTTCATATACTTATGCAGTCCCTGCAGGTGTCAATTCATTAAACGTAGCTGTCACTGGAGGAGGAGGAGGTGGCGCTGCAGGTAATGATGGCGGCTATATCCATTTTGGATGGTCAGGCGGTGGTGGTGGATCAGGTTATTATTCTACAAGTACCATAGCTGTAACTCCAGGTGAAAATTTATCAATTACTGTAGGTGTGGCAGGCACAGGAGGCGCAGGTGGTTGCGGACCAAGCGGTGCTTCTGGCGGATCTGGTGGTGTATCTTCAATCAGTAGGGGTGCTACAGTTCTTTTATCAGCTAATGGTGGCAGTGGTGGAACATCTCCAGGCGGTACAGGAGGCACAGGTGGTGCAGGTGGTACCGCTGGGTCTAATGGATCAAATACACAAGGTACAGGTAGTGGTGGTAATGGTGGCGCTTCTACTTACAGCCCTGGCGGAGCAGGTGGCCCAGGCGGTGGTTGTGGAAGTGGTGCAGGGTCAGCAGGTTCTCAAGGCTCAGGCGGGGGTGGTGGTGGAGCACAAAACGGTTCTTGTTGCGGACATCCTGGCGGTGCAGGAGGTCCTGGTACCGTAATACTTTCTCCAGTTAATCCTAATTCAATTACATACGCATCTTCTGGATCATATTCATTTACTGTTCCTGCAGGAGTTACATCTATCACTATGACAGCTGTTGGTGCAGGCGGTGGTGGTGGATTCCCATCATCAGGTAGAGATGGTGCTTCTGTTGGTGGAGGTGGAGGTGGCGGTGGTGGTGGTGGCACTTCATCATCTACTTTAGCAGTTACCCCAGGTGAAACATTATCTATTACAGTAGGAGCATTCGGTGCTGCTGGTGGTTTTGGTAGTGGACGTACAGGTGGTACAGGCGCTACAGGTGGTCTATCTAGAGTGTTACGAGGTGCTACAGTATTAGTCACAGCCAATGGTGGTAACGGTGGCGCTGGTGGTTCTGGTGATGGTAACGTAGGTGGTGCTGGTGGTGTTGGTGGTACAGGATCAACTTCAAACGGAAACAATGGTGTTGCAGGCTTATCTGCTGATGGTGCTGGTTGGTCAACTGGTGGTGTTGGTGGTGCTTCTTCAGTAGGATCTGGAGGAACAGCTGGAAGATATAGCACACCAGGTGGTGCTGGAATTAATGGTGGCGGTGGAGGCGGTGGATCATCTTCTGGATTTAGTCCTAATGATTCTGAAATAGGCGGAGCTGCTGGTGGCGATGGATTTGTAAAATTTACTTATTAATATGAAAATACTTATTGGCGTTTTAATTACACTTTGTTTACTTGTTTGCGTACATCAAGCGCATGCAGATACAACAACAATCAACCAAAAAGGGATGCCAGTGCCTAGCGCTATGGCACCTAGTATGTCTGCATTCTCGCAAGATGTTTGTGCAGTGCCTATTAGTGCAGCTGGTAATTTAGGCTTTATCTCTTTATCAGGTGGCACTGTATTACTTGATGAGAACTGCGTTAAGATTAAGCTTGCCAAAACATTAAACGATTTAGGACTTAAAGTAGCTGCTGTATCGGTGCTATGCCAAGATCCAAAAGTATGGGATGCTATGGAGATGAGTGGCTCACCTTGCCCTTACTCTGGAGCTGTAGGTAACGCAGCTAAGAAGGCATGGTTTACAAAGAACCCAGAAAAATTTAGGAAGCTTTATGGCGAAGATTATACTCTTCCTTCTTCTATTAATAATAAGGAGTAATGCTTATGCTTGGTACTGTAATTTCTCAAATACGCAACAAGGTTGGTACTTGGAAGGCTCAATGGTCTGCAATGGTATTGACCCTGAAATCGCTTTGCAGCAACATTATTGCGGATGGTATAGACCGAATGACCCTTATTGTAGCGTATATCAAGCACCAACTTGTAGCCCTCAAGTTGAGTATCAAACGTTGGGTTGCCCAGTTAACCAATCAGGTGCTATTAATCAAAGTAGGAATTTTGAATGTTCTACACAAAGTTGGACAGCTTGGACAACAACTTCTAACAATTGCACGCCAGATCCTCCAACGTGTATTGAATCTACTGAAACGAGGCAATTAACATGCTCAGCTGGTTTCGAAGGATCATCTCAAGAACAAAGGAGTTCGATTTGCTCGGATCCGTATGGTTCTCCAATTTGGACCGCATGGTTGGAAATATACAATACTTGCAAGATGACCACTACGAACATCAACAACCCAGCCAGCCCTATAAGCCCAATAAGTCCAATAAACCCGAACAGTGTTATCTCACAAAGCATATCAAATACTACGATGACGCAGGCTACAGACCCAGCTCAAGGAATGAGCCTTGGAACGACTTCTTTACAGGAGAGTCTGACTATAAGCCCGTCCAGCACAACGACTACAGAAAAGTTACAAGTTTCAACATCAATAGAGCTAAAGCCCGCTCCACCAGAGGTAAAGGTAGAAACACCTAAGGGCAAGGAAATAGTGCCAGGATTTGGCTTAGTAATGAGTATGCAGTTATTAAATGCTGGATACAATATGCAACAACAACAAGTACAAGAATATATTAATTTAGAACAGGAAAATGAATATGGACGAATTCAAGAGTTTACTCTCTCACTTCTCTCCGAAACAAATGTTGGTGATCGGTTCGATTCTCTTAACCGCAATCGGTGGGCCAATCTATTACGGAATAACCCTCTTCAACGACTTGCAGAGTACGATTGACGAAGTAAAGAAAATGAGTAATGTAGAAACACGCATTACTGTATTAGAAGATAGATCTAAATCTACTGAGCGTCAATTAGTAGATGTCATGATGTCTAATAATCGTGCTTTAGAAAAGGCTAATGAAGCTTATGGTAAAGCGATTGAAGCAAGCAGTATAGCTAGATCATCTCAAGACAAGATAGCTGATACTGTTACCAATGTTAAAGAAGATATGAAAGCCCTTAAAAAGGCAGTTACTAACCCACTAGGAAATTAAATATGCTATCCATCCTCTCCTCGATTCTCGGCTTCGCTACTGCGGGGCTACCAAACATTCTTTCTTTCTTCCAACAAAAGGGAGATCAAAAAC